TAACCTAGATTTAGATGAATCAGCCTTAGCCAACCCAGAAGATTTACAAAGAAGAATCAACAGAGGCTCTGCTAGGGTTATGGCAGAGCTAGAAAAATTAAGTAATCCTAACCAATTTGATGAAGAATCTACTGTTAATTAGTCTGGCTGTAATATTAGCTAGTTGCTCTACTTTTCAACAAGCAGTGAAGCCTGTACAAGTCAAAACAATAGCTGAAAGACCACCTATATATCATCCTCCTTTACCTTACCCTATGAGTTTAACTGATGTTGATTGGGAGGTTTTGACACCAACTACAATGCAAGAATATTTAGATAACTTAGAAACAGGTAATGCTCCTCCAAGAGCTTTCTATTCTTTGTCAGCTAGAGAATACGAAAATCTGTCTATGGATATGGCAGAAATCACAAGATATACAAAAGACATTTTATCTATCATCAAATACTATAGAGAACTAGACAAACCACAAGAGGAAGAAAATGAGTAAAGCACCAGATGAGTTTGTATATAGGGCTTCTTTAGACAGAATTATAGATGGTGACACGTTTGATTGTATTTTGGATTTAGGCTTCAATGTTAAATTGCACAAACAAAGAGTGCGTTTGGCTGGTATAGACACGCCAGAAAGTAGAACTAGAAACCTAAAAGAAAAAGCTCTTGGCTTAAAAGCCAAAGAAAGGTTAAAAGAGTTGTGTGTGGGTACATTTAAAGTTAAGTCATTAGGTAAGGGAAAATATGGTAGGATTCTTGGCATACCTTATACACAGGATGGAGAGGATATTTGTCAAAAACTTATATCTGAAGGACATGCTGTTAAATATGAGGGCGGCACTAAAACTAAAATATGGGGAGAATAAAATGCAAATATCACAAGAAGGACTAGCACTAATTAAATATTTTGAAGGCTGTGAGCTACAGGCATATAAATGTCCAGCTGGTGTATGGACTATAGGTTATGGACACACAAAAGATGTGAAAGAAGGTGACAGAATAAATAAGGATGAAGCTAATCATTTGTTGGAAGAAGAAATGATAGAGTATGAGAGTTATGTAAATGACATGGTTGATGTTGAGCTCAATCAAAGTCAATTCGATTCTTTGTGTGCATGGGTTTACAATTTAGGACCCTCAAACTTTGGCAGTTCTACGCTGCTAAAGGTCTTGAATGAAGGTAAATATGATGAAGTACCAGCTCAAATAAAAAGATGGAATAAAGCTGGTGGTGAAGTCTTAAATGGTTTAATAAGACGTAGAGAAGCTGAAGCATTATTGTTTCAAGGCAAAGAATGGCATGAGGTTTAGCAACTACAATAAATACACTATACTATCCCTAGACACTTTGTGTTTAGGGTTGGGTAGCTACTATGTCACTACCTAGTTACTCAACCTGACTGTAGATGAGTAACATTTCCCTCAAAGATTTTGATATTCTTTCTGAGCAAGATAAGGCAGAAGCAACAGCACTGTTAGCACGCTATGAACAGTTAGATAAGCAAGATTCTTGCCACAAAGATTTCATGGCTTTTGTGAAACACATGTGGGGTGATAGTTTTATAGAAGGTAGACATCATAGAATCATTGCTGACAAATTCAACAGAATAGCTGAAGGCAAACTAAAAAGACTCATAGTTTGTTTACCACCCAGACACTCAAAATCAGAGTTTGCTTCTACATTTTTTCCAGCATGGATGATGGGTTTAAATGGTACAACGAAAATAATACAGTGTACTCACACAGCTGAATTAGCTGTGCGATTTGGTAGAAAGGTAAGAAACTTAATAGATAGTGATGAATTTAAAACCATTTTTCCTAATCTAAGGTTACAGGCAGATAACAAGTCAGCTGGTAGATGGACAACAAACCAAGAGGGTGAGTCTTTCTATGCTGGTGTAGGAGGAGCAATAACAGGTCGTGGTGCTGATTTACTAATCATTGATGACCCACACTCAGAACAAGATGCACTTTCTCCTAAATCTTTAGAATCAGCTTATGAGTGGTACACATCAGGACCAAGACAAAGATTACAACCCGGTGGCACTATAGTAATAGTTATGACACGTTGGAGCACAAAAGACCTTGTTGGCAAGGTGTTGAAAAAACAAAGTGATGATAATGCTGACCAGTGGGAGGTTGTAGAGTTTCCAGCAATCATGCCAGAAACTGAGAATCCACTATGGGGTGAATTTTGGAAAAAAGAAGAACTGTTATCAGTAAAAGCTTCTTTGCCTGTATCTAAATGGAACGCTCAGTGGATGCAAAACCCAACATCAGAAGAGGGCTCTATAGTAAAAAGAGAGTGGTGGCAACAATGGAAATATGATGATGTGCCAGATTATAGTTATGTAATACAAAGTTATGATACAGCCTTTTCAAAAAAAGAAACTGCTGACTACTCTGCAATTACTACTTGGGCTATTTTTGAGGGAGCTGATGGCACTGACCAAATTATACTTTTAGATGCTAAAAGATATAGAGTTGACTTTCCTGAGCTGAAAAGAATTGCATTAGATGAATACAAATACTGGGAACCAGACTGTGTATTAATAGAGGCTAAGGCATCTGGCACACCACTCACACAAGAGTTAAGGAGAATGGGCATACCAGTGACTGCATACTCACCCAGTAGAGGACAAGACAAAATAGCCAGAATGAACAGTGTAGCTCCTATCTTTGAGTCTGGTATGGTATGGGCTCCAGATGAAGATTTTGCAGATGAAGTTAGAGAAGAGTTAGCAGCTTTTCCTTTTGGAGACAATGATGATTTTTGTGATAGCACTACCATGGCTCTAATGAGATTTAGACAAGGTGGTTTCTTGTCACTCAAAGAGGATTACCAAGAAGAGGCAAGGTTCTTGTCAAAAAACAGAACAGTGTATTATTAAAAAGTTTTATAACAAACAATAAATAGAGTGCTAAACTAAAGAATATGGCAGTAGATAAAAAACTTGGAACAGAAGACGACCCTAATATTATGGAACAGGGTAGTGCTGTTGTTGTAGAACAAGAGCCAACCAGAGAGGAACTCATATCAGATGCAGCTCAAATACTTGTAAGTGAAGAAGAGGTACTTGTAGGTGATGAGCTTTTTGAAGAACCCATGCCAGTTATGGATTTCAATTCTAATTTGGTTGAATTTGTTGCAGAAGATGTATTGCAAAAACTAGCCTCTGACCTTATCAGCTCAGTAGAAAGTGACAAACAATCAAGAAGTGAGTGGGAGAAGACATACAAAGAAGGTCTTGAATATTTAGGCATGAAGTTTGATGAAGCTAGGTCACAACCCTTTGAGGGTAGCTCAGGTGTAATTCACCCAATATTGGCAGAAGCAGTAACTCAGTTCCAAGCTCAGGCATACAAGGAGATGTTACCAGCTAAAGGACCTGTAAAAACAGAAATAGTTGGAGCCAGAACCATAGAAACAGAAAGCCAAGCTGAGAGAGTACAGGAGTTCATGAATTACTACATCATGAATGTGATGAAAGAGTATGACCCAGAGCTAGACATGTTATTGTTCTATCTACCACTTGCTGGTTCTGCTTTCAAAAAAGTTTACTTTGATTTTGTAACAAATAAAGCTGTATCTAAATTTATACCACCTGAAGATTTAATAGTGCCATATGAAGCCAGTGACATGTCTTCTGCTGAAAGAATTACACATGCAATAAGCATGTCACTCAATGAGGTAAAAAAACAACAAATATCTGGTTTCTATGCCAATGTAGAAATACCTGAAAATAATTATACTGATGAAAATTCTGAAATAGAGGACACAATAGACGAAATTCAAGGCATATCACCTAGTTACAAAGAAGATAGAAACAGAACTATATATGAAATACACACAGTATTAGATATAGAGGGCTTTGAGGACAAAGATGCTAATGGTATGCCCACTGGTCTTAAACTGCCTTACATTATTACAATAGATGAAAGCACTGAAACTGTATTAGCTATCAGAAGAAATTTTATAGAGGGAGACCCTCTCAAAAACAAAATAAATTATTTTGTGCAATACAAGTTTTTGCCGGGTCTTGGATTCTATGGGTTAGGTCTTTCTCACATGATTGGTGGTCTATCAAAAGCTTCAACATCTATATTAAGACAGCTCATTGATGCTGGCACACTTGCAAATTTACCAGCTGGTTTCAAAGCCAGAGGTATGAGAATTAGAGATGAAGATGAACCTCTACAACCCGGTGAGTTTAGAGATATTGACACAACTGGTGGTTCTCTAAGAGAAAACCTTATACCTTTACCAGTAAAAGAACCAAGCAATGTCTTGATGCAATTATTAGGACTTTTAGTTGACTCTGGCAAAAGATTTGCAGCTATCGCTGATATGAATGTAGGGGATATGAACCAAGCCATGCCTGTAGGAACTACAGTAGCTTTACTTGAAAGAGGCACAAAGGTTATGAGTGCAATTCACAAAAGATTGCACTATGCACAAAAAATTGAATTTGACCTACTCGCAAAAGTATTTTCAGAGTATCTGCCACCCTCATATCCATATACAAATGGCACAGCTTCTAATGAAATAAAACAACAGGATTTTGATGGCAGAATAGACATAATTCCAGTATCTGACCCTAATATTTTCTCACAAAGCCAAAGAATTACATTAGCACAAGAGCTACTACAAATGGTTATGTCTAACCCTGAAATACATGGTCAACAAGGCATTTATGAAGCTTACAAAAGAATGTACGCAGCGTTAGGTGTAGATAATGTAGAGTCATTAATACCGCCACCACCTGACACAACACCACAGCCAATAGATGCTGGTTTAGAAAACAGTAATCTTATGTTAGGTATGCCAGCACAAGCCTTTGAGGGGCAAAACCATGAAGCACACTTAGAAACGCATAAGAGTCTTTTTTTGACACAAGTGGTCAAAGACAACCCACAAATACAATCAATAATTATCAGTCATTGTATGCAACATTTACAGTTCCTATCTACAGAATTGGCTAATCAACAGATACCTCAAGAGGTACAAATGCAACTACAACAGATACAAGCACAAATGCAACAAATGTCACCTGATGAGGCTATGGTTATGCAACAACAAATTCAAATAACCATAGACCAATACAGTGCACCTATAATGGCACAACTGACAGCTGAGTTCTTACAATCCATAGGACAAGGACAAAGCAGTGACCCATTAGTTGATATTAGAAAGTCTGAATTAGCTCTTAGAGACAAACAATTAGATATTGAGGCTGACCAGTTTACTCAGAAACAAAATCAAAGAGCACAAGAAAAAATGGCAGAGAATCAATTACAAAAAGATAGGATAAATGTGCAAAAAGATATAGCTGATGATAAACTTGGAGTAGCTATGGATAGGTTACAGCAAAATGCTGAATTAAAATTATTAGAACTTGGAGCAAAACAGAGGAATTAACTATGGCAACATCATTTAAAATAAAAGCAGTAGCAGAGCTTAGAGAGGCAAAAAAAATTGTGCGAGAACAAGAAGCACAGGCATTTGCAGAGGCTGAAAAACTTAAACAAGAAAAAGCAAAAGCAAATGCAGATAGGATAGCTAAAAAACTAGAAAGAATAGCAAAAGGTGAACCAGAGCCTGTGGTAGAGATAGTAGAAGAGACACCTACTGAAAAAGTCAAACCTAAAGCAAAGGCAAAACCAAAAGCAAAGGCAAAACCAAAAGCCAAAACTACAGCAAAAAAAAGAGGTAGAACAGCTAAAGCTAAAAAGTAATGCCAGATGATATTGAAATTGTTGATGCTTTAAAAAAAATAATAGCATCAAGGGAAGCACAGATAGCAGAAACTTTAATGTCAGGTGGCTTAAAAGATATGGAACATTATAAATATTTGCAAGGAGAACTATCTGCTTTATACTATATCAAAACAGAATTACAGAATTTATTTAAACAAAATTGATGGCACAGATAAAATCTACTAACGACATAGTTGCTAATGCCTACATAGAAGAAGAGGCTAGAGTGCTTGACCCCACCTTATTAGATAAATCAGCTTTAGATAGGATGCCACAACCAACAGGTTATAGAATGTTGGTTTTACCTTATGCTGGTAAAGCAAAAACCAAAGGTGGCATACATTTAGCACAAAGCACTGTAGATAGAGAAGCACTAGCTACAGTAGTAGCATATGTTGTTAAGCAAGGACCTGAGTGCTATAAAGATGAAAAAAGATTTGCTGGCAAACCTTGGTGTGAAGAGAAACAATGGGTTTTAATAGGGCGTTACTCTGGCTCTAGGTTTAAACTTGAGGATGGTGCAGAGGTAAGAATCATCAATGATGATGAGGTTATAGCCACAATTCTCAATCCTGATGACATAGTGAGTTTATGATGAATGAACAACAAAATGCACAACAAAATCAACCAGAGGTTGAAGAGGTTGCAGTAGAGGTAGTAGAACAGGAAGAAGTAACTACTAGCCCAGATGATGAGCTAGAGAATTACACTAAATCTGTTTCAAAAAGAATTAACAAGCTTAATGAACGCAATAGACAGGCTGAAGAAAAAGCAGCCAGACTAGAGCAAATGTTGGCTCAGAAACAACAAGAGACAGCACAACTCAATCAAGAGAGATTACAAACTCAACAAAATCTGTTGTTAAAAGAAAAAGAAGCAATAGAAGCTAAAGAAATGCAAGCAAATGACTTGTATAAAAGAGCAGTTGATTCTGGTGATGCTGAGTTGATGTCAAAAGCTGACACACTGAAAAGTGATTTAAGCATACAAAAAGAAAAGATAAGAGCACAAGAAGAGGCTCAACAACAAAATTTTCAAAATCCACAAGAAGTACAACAAGAACAATACCAACAATACCAACAACCTCAACAGGTCCAACCTAGCCCACAAGCTCAAAGTTGGCATGAGAAAAATCAATGGTATGGTGACAACAGCACTGATGAAACTGTGCAAGCAACTCAGTTTGCATATTTCACACACTATAATCTTATCAATGAAGGCTATGAGGCAGATTCACAAGATTATTATGATGAGCTGAACAGTAGAGTATATAAAGTTTATCCTGATTTACAGGCTAATGAAGACGTGCAAAATGAAGACAGACCCCCTGTGCAAAGAGTCACTTCAACTTCTGTAGGAAGTCGTCAAAAAACACAAGGCAATAAGAACGCAGTGACTTTTTCAAAATCTGAAGTTGAACGCCTTAGAGGATTGAAACCACATAACATGTCTGAAGAGGCATGGTTGAAATCTGTCGCTAAAGAAAAACAAAAAATTTCACAAAGAGAGGCAAAATAAAATGACTAATGAATTTGAAGTAGAAACTACAACCAGAAAATCTCGTGAATCCGAGTCTCACGCTAAACAACCTCGTAGAACCCCATGGAGACCAGTAAGAAAACTAGAAACACCTCCAGCACCTGAAGGATATGAATATCGTTGGATAAGAGAATCAATGATGGGGCAAGAGGATAGAGCAAATGTAAGCAGAAGACTCAGAGAAGGTTGGGAACTTGTAAAAGGTTCTGACTTACCTGAAGATTTTGATTTACCAACTATGGATTCTGGTAGACATACTGGTATTGTTTATAATGAAGGACTACTTTTGGCGAAAATACCACTTGAAACCATAGCTGAACGTAATGCTTATTACTCAAGCAAAAACCAACAAGCAAAAGAAGCTTTAGACAATAATATGTTTAATGAATCTGCTAAAGATGGTAGGTATGTCAAGTATGATTCACAAAGGAAGTCTAATGTTACTTTTGGGAAAAAGTAACTAATATTAATAGGTAAAAATTATGGCTAATAAAGATGCCCCATTTGGATTAAAACCTGTTCGTATGATGGGTGGAGCACCATACTCTGGAGGACAATCTAGGTATAGGATAGCTAGTGGAGCCACTACACCAATATTCCAAGGAGACTTGGTAACGCAATTAACTGCTGGTGTAATCGGTAGACACGCTGCCACTGGTACTGTTCCTATTGTTGGAGTGTTTAATGGTGTCAGTTACACTGACCCAACCACAGGCGAACAAGTTTTTAAAAATTACTATCCCGGAAGCATAGCTGCTTCTGATATAGTAGCTAATGTGATTGATGACTCTAATGTTGTTTTTGAAGTACAAGCAGATGACACTTTCCCTGTTGCTGACTTGTTTGGAAATTTTGACATTGTTGACAACTCTCCTGTTGGCGATACTTCTTCAGGCATATCTAATCAAGAGGTTGATGTAACTACTGGAGCTACAACAGCAACATTGCCCTTGAAAGTAATAGATATTTCAGAAGACCCTGATAATGATGATGTAGCATCAGCTAACACCAATGTTCTATGTGTGATTCAAAACCACATCATGGGTCAAAAAGGTGCTGGTTTAGCATAAGGAGTTAAATAATGGCAATATCAAGAGCTCAACTCGCTAAAGAGTTAGAACCCGGATTAAACAGTCTTTTTGGCTTATCTTATGATGAGTATGACAGGGAGTATGAGGAGATTTTCTCAATAGAGGACTCAAATCGTGCTTTTGAAGAAGAAGTGTTAATCACTGGATTTGGTTCAGCACCAACAAAAACTGAAGGTCAAGGTGTAAGTTTTGACAATGCTGCTGAAAGTTATAGTGCACGTTATACCCACGACACAGTGGCGTTAGCTTTCGCTCTAACAGAAGAAGCAGTAGAAGATAATTTATATGATTCGCTCGGCAAACGCTATGTGAAAGCACTAGCTAAGTCTATGGCGAATACCAAGGAAGTTAAAGGTGCTGATGTGTTAAATAATGCTTTCTCTTCCAGCTTTACTGGTGGAGATGGTAAATCTTTGATTGCAACTGACCACCCACTTGTAGGTGGTGGCACAGCAGCAAACAGAGCCACATCAATGGCTGACCTCAATGAAACTTCATTGGAAGATGCTTTAATTGACATCAGTGGTTTCACAGATGACAGAGGTTTGACTATTTCTGTACAAGCTACAAAAATGATAGTTCCAAGTGAGCTAGTTTTTGTTGCTGAAAGAATACTCAATTCTCAGTTAAGAACTGGAACTTCAGACAATGATTTAAACGCTGTAAGAAGCACAGGGGTACTACCCGGTGGTTATTCAGTCAATCATTATCTGACAGACCCAGATGCTTTCTTCCTCTTAACTTCTGTAACAGACCAAGGTGATGGACTTAAAATGTTCCAAAGAAGCCCAATGGAGACTTCTATGGAGCCAGACTTCTCAACAGGTAACATAAGATATAAGGCTAGAGAGCGTTATTCTTTTGGTTTCTCTGATTGGAGAGGCATTTATGGTTCACAAGGTGCATAACTTGAACGAATAGAAATAGCGTTTATAACTCAACTATTTCAAAAAAAGGGCAACTTAGGTTGCCTTTTTTTTTGCTATTTTCTTTGTATAAATACTTGCATATTCCTACACATTTGTTATTATAACCATGTGAGATACATTAATAACAGGAGAAAAAAATGAGCTTACTAAAAAATACATATTACATAGGTGCTGGTTTTGGTAACAAAATGTACACTCTTAGACAGAACATGCTGTTTGAAAGGTCAGATGGTTATGTCAGTGAAAGTGATACATATGTCAAAAATCTAAGCACAGACTATGATGAGGCTTATGCAAAAGCTGTCAAATATGCTGAGGAATCTAATGTTAAATTTGAAGCTTCTTTGATAGGCGACCTTGACCCAATCGAAAGAAAAACAAAGGAAGAACTTGAAAAATATGCTGTAGAATTTCAAGCCAAGATTGATGATTTTCTTAAAGATAATCCAGTTCTAGCACAATACTTTGAAACTTATGGCAATGTAGATTATGAAGATGAAGAAGTTAGAGATGGCATTGGATATGCTTTCTTTGACATTAAAGACAAGCTTTATAAGTATGGTAAATTGTCAAACAAACAAGTGGATTTTGCCATCAGATTGGTAGAAGATTATCTAACCAGAAAAGAAAATGCAAAAGTATGGGCAGAAGAAAAAGCTAATGCAGAGCCAGTACCTGTGACTGAAGAAAGAATACAATTTACTGGTGAGGTTATCAAAACCACATTCAAAGATTATGTTCTGCCTAATGGTATGGAAGTCAGCTCACAAAAATGCACTGTCAAAGATGACAGAGGTTTTGTAGTGTGGGGTGGTAATGTAGGTAATAAAGGTGACAGAGTTACTTTCATGGCTACAGTAACTGTGTCAGATAATGACCCTAAGTTTGGTTTCTTCAAAAGACCTACCAAAATAGAAAAAATCTAATTTGCTTATTAATAATCCTAGTAGTATGATTTTACTACTAGGATTTATTAATTAGAACCTATTGACTGACCTAGCAGACA